GGGGCAAATAGCACAAAACCGCTGTTATACGCTGGCACGGTTGATTAAACGATAAACTTAAATTGAAACACGAAACAAAATTTTTATTAAAATGAGCGAGGGCAAAAAAGAAATATTATTAGGTGATTGTTTGGAACTTATGAAGGATATTCCAAGTGGATGCATTGATATGATACTTTGTGATTTACCTTACGGAACAACGGCTTGTAAGTGGGATACGATTATTCCATTTGACAAACTTTGGGAGCAATACAAAAGGATTATTAAACCAAATGGAGTTATTGCTTTAACAGCGACACAACCATTTGCATCTTTACTTATTACAAGTAATTTGAAAATGTTTAAGCAAGAACTAATATGGGATAAAATAATGCCCGTTGGACATTTGATTGCAGGAAAAAGAATTATGAGTGTTCACGAAAATATTTTGTTATTCTATAAATTACAACCTACATTTAATAGGCAGTTCACAGAAAGGAAATTAGAGGATAGAAGAAAAAATATAATTGCAAATTATTCAAAGTTAAAAACTACGAGTAAAACTGAACTTGTGAATAATACACCAGAAACACGATTTGCTGATGCGTATGATAACACAAAAGTAAATCCTAAAAGCATCATATCAATTACAAAACGAATGCCGCATAAAAATAGATTTCACCCAACGCAAAAACCGATTGAATTATTTGAATACTTAATCAAAACCTACACAAACGAAGGCGATTTAGTATTGGATAATTGTGCTGGAAGCGGAACTACTGCAATAGCTTGTTTAAATACGAACAGACAATTTATTGTAATGGAAAAAGAACAAAAGTATTACGATATTATTTTAAAGAGGGTGGCAGATTTTAATAAAAAATTTGAACCGCAAACTCTCTTTGGAAGCGAAATGTAGTGCTTGCGTATAACGTGTGGTGCTATGTTGTCGTTTTAATGCAACATAGCACGTGTTATACGCTGTTTTTTCTTTGTGTACTTAAAAAATAAAATAAATATGAGTTTATTAGAACAGAAAAAAGATTTTAGTAAAAGAGGTGCGTTTGACGAACTATACACACCAAATGAAGCGGTAGAAATGATTTTACCACACATACCAAAGGAAGTAAAAACAATTTGGGAATGTACCGCAATTAAAGAGAGTAAGATTGTAAAAGTATTGAGAGATGCTGGGTACAATGTAATAACAACACATATTGAAGATGGGCAAGATTTTTTCAAATATGAACCTGAAAACTACGATATTATTATTACAAACCCACCATATTCATTAAAGGATAAATTTTTGAAACGTGCTTACGATTTGAAAAAACCTTTTATGTTTTTACTCCCTTTGACAACATTAGAAGGGATTGAACGTGGGAAGATGTTTGATAAAAATGGTATTCAAATGCTGATACCAAACAAACGCTTTAATTTTAAACCTGAAAAAAATAGCGGTGCTTGGTTTCAAACATCTTGGTTTTGTTTCGGGTGTGGATTAAGTTCGGATTTGAACTTTGTGTCCTTAAAATAGCGTATAACACCGAAATAATAGCAATAGCCCTAAAAGCCCATAAACAGGGCAACTCTATATTTACAAATCATTAATTAAATAAACGCAATGAACAAAATAAGAGAAGCAGCAAAGAAATACTTCGAGGAAGAATTGAGCGGAGAGCCACTGCATCAGGATTTGGTGATTGATTGGCTGACAGAGTTTGCCGAGCGGCTATTAAAAGCAGAAAAAGACGACTACACATTAGTAACTGATGCAAAGAATGAGCCAAAAGAATTTATTAATGATAACAGATTTCGATTAATATAATTATAATGGGATCATACAGAATAACCTACGACCTGAGGCACAATGGCCGTAGGGAAGAAAAAATAACAATCGTAAAGCGATGTTATAGCGGAGCTGAAGCTGAAGCCAAATTAAAGGTTTGGTGGCAACAGAAGCTGAATAATGCAAATATTGTGATAAAAAGCACGATATACGAGAAAGGCAGCGATATACTTGATAACCTTATGGATATACTGGGATTATGACATTAACAGAGTACCACCCGCAAATTTACCCATTCTATCTCTGGGTAGCCAAAGGGGCTGATGATAGCCTTTTGGACGAGTTTGAAATTGATGGAGACGGCTATGTCGGCTCACTTGCGCAAAACGCAATTACGACAGTTTCAACGTACCACAAAGAAACAATGGAGCGCGGAGTGTTAGTCTTCGGGAGATTGAAGAAAGATTTTACTGTAATGAATTGCGCCCACGAGGCTGTTCACGTGGCGGATTTCGCCTTTCAGGTTTTCGGGATTAAGAAGTTAGATTACAATGATGCAAATGAAGCCTATGCCTATTTGGTGGGCTGGGCAGCTAATTCTATTTATAAATAAAAAATTATGGTACAGACTATTTTTATGACGGATGAAGAAAAGCGTACAATGTATGCCAAATTGTCAAAAAAGGATGTTATTGAGCTGTTAATTGAAAGCCAAAAGCACGTGGAAAGATTATTGTCTGTTATGTATTATCCATATCCTTTTTCAAGTACAGGCTACCCTTTTACAGGGCAACCTGAAATAAACTATGCAAGCTCTATTAACAAATGAAAACACATATTTTCACAACTACATACAACGAGCCTGTTACCTTGAAAATATTTATTGATTGGTACCGGAAAAGGATTCCCGACTGTAAAATAACAGTATACGATAATGAGTCTAATGACAACGGCGAAACAGAGATACTCTGTCGGTTGAACAACGTAGAGCTTCATTCTTTTAATTCTAACGGAAAGTATGATGAGCGCATATTAATGAATATACGAAATTCGGTATGGAAGAACACCGATGCTGATTTTGTCATTATGTGCGACAGTGATGAACTTGTAGATGTACGAGACAAAGATTTATTAGAAAATAAAGCCGGGTTGGTTTGGCAGGTTTGCAAGTGCAGGGGAGTTGAGCTATTCGGAGACAAGAGGGATGCACCAGATGCGTTTTATGGCGTTGATAGCAAAAAGTACAGCAAGAGCGTATTATTCCATAAGCCATCAATCAAAGAGATGAACTTTGCGCCAGGCAGTCATACATGCTCTCCGGTAAGCAAAAATGGTGCACCTGTTGTTGTTCTCGATAATGGTTTTATTTTATATCACACAAAATGGAAAGACTTCGATTATGGACTATGCCGGGTGAAACAGATTGGACAGAAAGGGAGGTCAACAGAATCAAAGAAGATGGGGTGGGGTTTTGAATACGACCACGCTGATGTTTTGCTTATTGATTTTTTTAACAACATGTATAATAAAAGAAAAAGGTACTTATGAAAAACTATTATCTATCAATCGATGGATGGGCACAAGATGGAGCCCAGGGAAAGCTGTTCCGTGATTTATTGGGGCGTATGGATACGTCTAAGCCCCTGAGGATTGTCGAGGTTGGCGTGTATAAAGGGAGAATGACTGCGCTTATTTGTGAGATTCTCGCAGAGATGGGCATAAATGCGGAGTATCATTGCGTGGATCACTTTCTCGGAAGTGAGGAACACGAAAGAAAAGATTATTACCCGGATTTTGAGAGCGCTATATTCCCTCTCGCCATCGAGTTTGGCGGGGTAAGAATTTATGTTCATCGGTCAGATTCCGTCTTGGCGGCTCAAAACGATTTTCAACCACAGAGCTGTGATATTGTTTATGTTGATGCATCTCATGATTATGAATCAGCAAAGCGAGACATTGATGCTTGGGTAAAAGTGGTGAAGCCGGGAGGTTATCTTTGCGGAGATGACTATGTACACTGTTGGCCTGGTGTAATTAAGGCTGTAAATGAGTACTTTGGTGCAGAAAAGGTTGGCATAGTAAGCAGTTCACAATGGTTTAAGCAAATAACGAAATGAAAAAGCTAAAAAAAATCATCCTTATTGATGTAAATTGGGATAATGAAAATACAATTTTCTCTTTGCGTGTTCTCGGTATAGAATGTGTTGGTAAAAAATGGGGTTTTGATGGAGACTTGTTCTCGCTTGAGATATACGAAGGATTATTTTGTATCAGCTTATTTTATCTTGATTTTCATATAAAATTTCCATTATTCAAAAGATGATAGATTATCAAAAGGTATTTACACGCATACCAGACATAGTTGGCTTCCCGGATATTCGGTTTATTCGGGGGAAGTGGTATGCCCACCGTAGGCTTGATGGTTCAGAACACCAGCGCTGGGATAAGTTTGTGTGTAGATTCGTTAATAACGGAATCCAGGTTTTAGAGGCAGGAGGGGAGGCGATGTCTTTGTATAACTGGTTATTAAAATACACACCCTACGACACGCCACAGAAAGTTATGGATATCTTATGTGGCAATGGAGTCGCCAGCCCTTTGTATTGTGAGCATATACAAGATGAGCCAGAAACACAATATATTCCTGATGGCATAGTGATTTTTTCAGAAAACAATAGGATTTATGAGTATGATTTCCTATCTTTGTATCTCCATCATCTTTTTGGACGCGAAGAGGCGGAGAGAACGATAAGGCGTTATCGTGTAGGTGCATATCAGGGGAGAAGAACCATCTTTTGGTTTATCAGCAGTGACGGTTTGGTTTATCATGATAAAGTTATGTCATATCTACCCAATGGTTCACGTTCGAGAGATAAGTCTGGTGCCCCGATGCGCTTTTATCGAAAATCAGCAGGTTACAACGGTTCGTGCTTTTTTGGTAGTCATTTATTAAGGGAAGATAAAAAAGTTTATGTTGTCGAATCGGAAAAAACTGCCATAATGCTCTCCTGCCTACTTCGTGATGGAGTTACTGTTCTTGCTACTGGCGGCAAGAATACTATTAGCAGGGCTACTATAAATCCGGGTTGGATATTAATACCGGATGTTGATGCTTATAGCCTATGGAGTAAGGCAGGGCAGGCTATTAAGTGGTGGGAGTTATTAGAATATAGTGCAAACGATAAAGACGACATAGCTGATTACATAAAATATGGCATCTCCAGAGGCAATACTACAAGCGAAATGCGTGCAATGGTACAGGAACGATTACCATAGAAATATAAAGCATTTATGGTGTACGTTTAATGAGGGAGGCGGCGTGAACACAAAGCTTTCTCTTGGTCTTCAGCGAGGCGTGTCTGATTTGCTGCTTAAAGACCATAGAGGGCTTATAGGTATAGAGATGAAGCACCTTGGGATGTACCACCCTGTTAAGCACCTTATTGAGCAAGCCGAGTGGATTCTCGACGTGTGTGATGCCGGTGGCTTTATTTACTCCCTGGAGTCTTTCAAGCAGGTTGTTCTAGGCAGAAGCTCATGGGTTCACCCGTTTATAGTTATTGATTTCTGTAGAAAAGTTAAGACTAAGAGTGTTTTATGGGATAAAATTATAGAAGTATGAGAGATTTACGCATGCCTAAGCCTAATATATTGGATGATAGCCAACTAACTGAAAGAGAAATGTTGTTATTCGATTTGTCTATCATAACGCCAGTTCCCGAGACTTCTTTATATAAAATCATCATAGACCCCAAGGTTACGATTGCCGTAGCAAGAAAAGAATACACAGCGCTACGCATGACTAACGCAGCGATGGAGTATATCGCTTCGCGCAAGGCTCAACTCGAGAAATACTACTTTAGTGTGGATAACAACAACGGCTTTGATGAGGTAGAGCTTGGCGAAGATGGTTTCCCTGTTGGTTTTAGTGAAAAGGTCATCAAATTACTTAATAATCAACTCGATAAACCAGATAGTGATGAGTTTAAGGATGCTTTAAAGCTTGCATTTCAGAAGGTTTCAAAAGACTTAGAGGTTGGGAAGAGCTCAGATCCCCCGCTTCGCTACCTTCCTGAAACATGCTCAGAGTGTAGATATCGGGCTTTTTGTGAATCAGAAAATGTTGAGGATATGTGTGAATCATGCAAGTTTAAGCATTTCTCAAACAGTAAAAATATTAATTATACATATAAGGAACAATTTAATAAAAAAACTCGGGAGGCCGAAAACGAGGTGACAGAGTAGGCATAAAACAACTAATTTATTTATGTATGGAATTTAAAGGCGTAGTAACACATGTGATTGACAAGTCCGGGATAAGCAAAGCAGGGAAGCCCTTTGTGTCATTCCAGATTCGCGTAGAGCAACCTTATGCCCAATACCCTGAGTCAGTATTGATTGAGACAAACAAAGAAGAGCTGCTGCCCGCTATTGGAGAAAGCGTGAATGTGTTTTTTAACATGAGATGTAACGAATACAATGGAAATTTTTACGGAAGAAACAATCTATGGAAGGTTGAGAAATTGGGGAATGCAACCCCAAAGCAAGAACCAGATGATGATGAAGACCCGTTAAAGGCATTGGATAATCCAGAGCCTTTGAGCATGGAAGCACCCCCTGATTCTAATGTTACAAAGGCGGCAGAAGAACTCAAAGATGGTCTTGATAAAGCAACCTTGGGTGATGACGATATACCGTTTTAAGTAGTATAAGAAAAAAAAGAGAGCCATACATTATCGTATGGCTCTTTTTTTTATCTGGATTTTCGCTTTTTATCTATGATGTTCTTTTTTAGGAAGTAATAATACTGAGGAGAGATGGGATTTCCATCTTTCGTTCGCATTATTTGTATCGCATCCATAAAGGCTCTTTTCATATCGTCTTTATTTTTCATCATTATCGTTACAAGTATTCTGTTCGTAGACCATCCCTCAAGTACCTTTTGCGCCACCCATCCTTTAAGGTCTGTGGGGTCTTTTTTGGTAACCTCTGTTAATTCTACCTCGTATGCCTCTTGCGATGTTATCCAGTGGTATTTACAGTAGGGACAGTCTATCACCTGCACAGGAACAAGCCTATGGCACTCTGGGCACTCTTTTGTTGGTGCTACTCCTCCTTTTGATTTATCATGCCATAGGGAGTTAACCGGGGTGTCATCAAAGAACCCATGCTCCTGCCTGTTTGCTCCGAAGTCAAGCACAAGGAAGTCCTTTTTACCATCGTGCAATCTACACCCCCTCCCGCATGTCTGTATATATTTAACATACGATTTTGTAGATACGTCATATATCAAACAGTTAACAGATGGCTCATCGAACCCGGTAGATAGCATTTCGACAGTTACTAGCCCCTGAAATACGCCATTTGCAAAATCAGACAGGAGCGCCTTCCTTTCTCCAGACATAGCTTTATCTTGCTCCATCGGTTTTGATAGTAGGTATTTGGTTTTTATACCGCTATCATTAAAAGACTGACACAGCTCAACACAATGCTGAGAGCCCGTGGTGAAAACAATAAATTTGCGCTCCGGGCATATCCTTTTAAAATTATCTATTATACCTACGTACCTTTCCGGCTTCCTGAAGCGTTTCTGTAGCGCGTGTTGAACGTAATCACCAGTCCGTGAGTCTATGGATACCCCATCAAGTTTTGGTGCCTGAAACTCAAAATATCGAGCTGGCACGATGTATTTTTTATCTATAAGTTCTTTAGTTGTTATACTACACACGATAGAAGAGTACATTGACCCAAGCTGTCGCATTGTTCCACTTCTCAGGATTGTGGCAGATAACCCCACAAGGTATATGCCATCCCGGGCATTAAGCACAATGTAGTCGTGCTCCGCCCTATGCATCTCGTCTACTATTAGGAAGTCTATGGTATGAAGAAACTCCATCCAGCCGGGCTTTGTTTTGCACCTTACAGATAGAGTTTGCGACATACAACACACAATATCAGCCGATGGAATATTCCTTTGCTTACTCGACACAACTTGTACAGTAGCACCCATTAGCTCCATTTTTTGCAGGTTCTGCCTAAGGATCTCCTCCCTATGTGTGCATATAAGAACCTTAAACCCCCTCTTAGCAGAAGAAATCGCCATCTCTGCTGCTATCCAGGACTTTCCTGCTGCTGTGGGCGCATAGATGGCGATATTCTTGAATTTTCGGAGTTCTTGTCTGGCATCATTAATAATGCGCACCTGATAGTCTCTCAGCATTCTTTATGGCTAAAAATTTCAGTATCATCATCTTCCTTTCTATTAGGGAGCAATGAGTATGATATGACAGCAAAGCGCGATATCTTTCCGCTTGGTATTATCCTCTCACTTGCCTTTATCACCTCATCAAGGCGTGTATTGTACAACATGTGAGCAAATATTTCAAGGGATGGATGTCCTATTGGTATTATCTTTATGCGCTCCACAACAATAACAGCCCCATCTTTCCCCTTTGTTTTGAGGAAATCTCCCTCTTTGATATCTGCAATGTGGATATTCTTATATACTCCCATTGGTATCATCATCGCCCTATTCCTGGGATTTGATACTTCGTGCTCTATTGTTATCATTATGTATATATGTCTATTTTGCCAGTTGGGTAAGTGTCCTCAATAGCATCCCGTACCATATTATATAGCTGATTCATATAATTTCTATTACGCACAGCTTTGGTTTTTATATAAAGTATGTCTTGCATTAGTTTTGCCAGATATTTTCTATAGGGATACACCACCCCATCAAGTCTTTCGTGTTTTCGACCACCATTAGACGATTTATAAAATCCAAGAGCCTCCTCTGCTGTTGTAAAACTTATATCAGTAAGACCCTCCCTGTATTGATAATCAAGCAAAGTCAGGATAGGCGTTCTCAATGTGGTATAATATTTAGAGAAGATTATACCAACAACTTTTGGCACACCCTCTGGTAATAGGCACATAAGAACATAATCGGCAAACACATTATTAGACACCTCTTTATTTATAGTGCTATTGAGTATATATCTTGTTTTATACCCATCGTCTCTGCTACCCACCTCGATGGCAGTCTCTATTGACCCAAATGAAGACCCATCAAGCACACCCCTGCGGTACATTATCTCACAGGAGCATGCTATCTGTTTTAGAATAAGTTTGGTTTTATTTTTCATTATCTTTTCCTACAAAAAAAACTTCGCCGCCTTCAATGATTATCTCATTTTCAGCTATAGCTTTCTTGTCATAATCCACAGTCCTGCTTGTTATGAGCTGCACGTTAAGGTCTTCGCATATTTTAGAGAGCACGGCCAGCCCTTCTGAGTTAAAAGCCACGTCATCTATAATCGCCAACCTTAGCACCTTATTGTTGAGATTGAGTCTCGCTGCCTGTAGGATTGTCCCAATGATAGCCCTCTGGAATGATGAATAACGATATATGTATCTATATTCACCTTCTTTGTTCTTAAAGAAATCTCTATCGTATGCTCCATTATACATAAGCCATATAGCGTTTGAGTCGTCTCTCTCGTCGAGAACTATTTTCATTCCATCCACGCCCGTATCCACTTGTGCATATAGTGCCTTTATTTTGTTGGTTATTGTGTCATAAATCAAAGATGCCTCAGTCCATTTTTTCCATAAATTATAACGTTGCAATGTTTTATTTATTTTTTCGCCTTCTTCTTTGCTTTTTATCAGTGACGCAATCTCTTCATCCACCTTAACCGTGTCTGCCTCTCCTTTCTCAATCGTGGGTTCTCCGGTTGCGAGCTCCTCGTTATATAATTTTTGAGCATCTTCTAAATTAGATGCAATAGCAGCATCAACCCCCACCGCTTTTGGCTCTTGTATCTCGATTTTTTGCACTTTATCCCTTAGCCTAATTAGTGCATCAATGGTTTTCTGGTCAAAGAATGAGTTGCTAAACTCATTGCATATTACACTGTTTAGGTCATTATAGATGCTTAGTCGGCTTTCTTCTTTTTTCTTATACTCATCAAGTTCTTTGCCGTAATCCTCGGCAGCTTTTCGCTCGCTCTTATTATACGCATCTTTTGCTATAGTAAGGCTTGCATACAGCTCTCCAATCCTTTTCTGCTTTTCTGTTTTAGCCTTCTCTACCCTTAGTTCATACTCGGATTCTACATTATTTATAATTCGGTCTCGCTTTATCTTTGCCGTAGTAATGGATTCATTTATCTTCTCCACATCAACAGGCTGCAATGTAGCCAAGCCTTTCTCTGTCCATCCTTCTTCATAAAAGTGAACCATAAAAGCACCAGCGGCCTCACACTCATTTCTATAATGATCTCTAAGCTCCCTGGCTTGCTGGAGTTGTTTTAGTAGTTCATCTACCCCAAGCTTCTTGAGGTCTTCAGAGAATAGCTTCTTTATTAGTGCCGCGTGTTTTGTTTGGTTATCAGTGAATAGCGACTCCATATTAAATGTGAGGTCTGTCGTAAGCATTTTTCTATATGAGGCAGCGGTTGCTTTCTCGCCGTTTATGATTGGGGTGTATTCTTTTCCCTTATCATCCTTTGCATATAGGAATGTTTCAAAAATAGGCGTTCCCTTATTTTCTCCTCTGGATACCTCTCTTACTCTTGCGCCAAGATATAGCTTAATATCTCCATCCATCAACTGAATCTCGGATAAATATCCGTTTTCAAGCTTTGTCTTGTCTTGAACAGCGCTTTTACCAGTCATCGCCTCTTGCATCATATCAAGAAGTGTGCTTTTCCCTGCACCGGAATTTCCCGTAAGCAAAACAAGTTTCTTTGAAAGGATATCCGGTGTTAACACTACAGATTTAATCGTGTTGTGATTTTCTAGCCTAAGGCCAATGATTTTTACTGTTTCTTTCATATCTCTTTGTCTTCTAATAATCTATATACCTCGATTTCGTCAATATCGTAACCTGAGTCTATGAATTTATCGCAGAACTCTATGCGCCTCTGGGATTTCATAAACATTGTGCCAAATTCTAAGCGCGAGTACTCGAATAATATCCCTCTTCGTGGATGCAATGGAGAATCCATGTCAAACCTATTCTCATCTATCTGTGGAAGGTATTTTAATAAGTATATTGTCTCTATTTCCGGGTAGGACAATAATTCCCCAGTGAGCTGATGACAATGTTGCTCAAATACTGATGCCCTTTTCTTCTGATATGGCACAGTTGGAGAGAACAGCCAATTCTTTTCTACACCCACCACGCATTTAACCTCAATTAGCGCTTTTATATTTCCACCAATCATTAGAAAGGAATCAGGGCTGGAGCCGAATCTAGCCCAATCGACCCGCTTGAAGATGATATCATCGTAGTCATCTGAGCAGGACACTATATCCCCAATAAGCTGATTACTTTCTCTCAGCCATTCGAGGGCTAATGGTTCATTTTCTATGCCAATACTCATTGGCCTGGAATAAACAGGGTCTTCTGGAACCCCCCATAACCTTTGCTTCTGTATTTCATAAAGGTATGATTGTGTCGTTTTGCCTATTTTTTTACCCGGTTCGCCAAGTTTTTCTAACCTGGATGCAGTTATGTAGCCAATCCTGGCTTGTAACCACCGATCTCTTTTTTCTTCGTTAATCATTTCTCCTTTATTAAGGCTTCACGAATATCATTTGGGATGTCGTAGTATTCCTCAAGCTGCTCTATTGTGCCACTTTTTAGGAATTTAATAGCTGCCGGCATATCCGCATCAGAGAATTTCTTTTTTTTCTTTTCCGACATCGGTTGTGTTGCTGGCAATTTGGATATCCGCAAGCCATCCCCGATTCGCGTAGGTTCATAAGTGAGCCTAACTGGCATATCTTTAATAGATAACAGGTCAAATCCCCCGATTCCAGCAAGCTTAATTAGCCTCTCTTTATTCACCCTGTTGAGTACCATCGGGAGTTTTGTGTATGGGTTTTCTTTAAATAAGGCCACAAAGACAGCCTTCTCTATCCCATTTACAACCTCCTTCTCCCTCCATTCAATATGGTCTATCACGATATACTCGATATCTTTTCCGTTGGGTAATATGAATACCCCACAGTGAGATGGGTTTCCCCCGGCTGTGTAGTGTATTTTTTGTATTTGTGTCATAGGTTTATGTATTTGTTTATGGTTTATGTATTTGTTTATGCATTCGGTTTATAGTTTTATATATATAAACCTCTTGCCTATTTTGATTTTTCCCCAAACATCGCTATTATTAAGCAGCGACGTGGCCTTCGTTCGCGAGTACTCTGTTTCTCGTATGTACCCCTCAATGTCTGTAATCTCTCCGGTCTCAATGAGCTCTTTTACTTCTTGGATTAGTTTTTTTCTTTCCATTGCTTTGTTTTGTTAAATCATCAAGGGCATCTTCTGTTTTTTCCGTCTTCAACCTCTCCTCTGCGAGTATTACGTCGTCTTTCTTCTTAGAAACCTTTTCTGGTTTTTTGTGCCCGAAAATCCTTTCCGCCGCCTCGAATATAGATTTTGTCATATCCACATTACAAAACAACGTGGTTGATAATCTAAATGTAGCAAACAATCCGAGTAACTCTTGGTTTGCCTTTTCTGATACAAGGTACGAAATAAATGCCGCCTGGTTTGTCCCGTGTAAAAAGCGGATTATGACATCTTTTGTCGGGGCATGAATTGAGACATCTTTCTTGGTGATTTCCACCACCCACCCATTAATGGCGTAGCTCGTTCTTTTCTTTGTTAGCATATTAAATAATTTATGATTCGATACAAAGATAAATAATAATTTTTTATTACGCAAAAATAATTACACATTTCTTTGTTTATTTAAAATATTTTTAATATTTTTGTAAAATTTAACATATCTATATTCTTATGAAGATAGAATCATATCTATTAAAGGAAACCTTCAAAAGAAGATGCACCTCTGGGTTGGGTAGTTTCCCCATCCGCCACTTCGATACAGGCACAGAAAAAGTAATGGAGCTTGATAACGGACAGTTCTTTGAGCTTAGCCAGTCCGACTTTCTAAATGAGCTATACCCGTCTGCTCATAAAATATTCTCGGTAGACTATCGTTCAAACAGAGCTAAGTTTCGTTACGATGTAAACAAACAAGAGAATGTGTTAGATGGATACGAGGAGGTTGAGCGGGTTGCTGTTGGAATTCAGGATGCTGTTCGCAGACACAAAGTAACGCATACATTTGGAAATGATATGTGGTTTGGCTCCGAAGGAGACGAATCGAATGATGCGCTTGTATCAAAGTTCCGTAAGCATTGGAATATCACAGGAATGACTGAGGCACTCAAAGCTTTTGGTGCTGCCATCTTTGGGACAGGAGACTCCGCGATATACTTATTCACAAAGGACGGCAAGATAAAATATAAAGTCTTCTCTTATGAGAATGGCGATGTTATCAACATGACAAAAGACGAAGATGGGAATGATGTCTTTGTTCGCCTTTTTAGCTATAGGGGGCAACGTGCTGTTGAGTTATACACATCGTCGACTATCGAGTTATGGGTTAAAAATGATAAGGTTGCAGGGAAAGATGATTCTTCGTTACAGCGCTTTCTTAAAGCCGTAAAAGGCAAGCTATCAAGCAAGGAAAGCGAAGATGGCTACACCCTTATTAACACTACTCATCACAATTTAAAACAATGCCCTGTTGTATACCACAGAGAAAACGATGTCTGCTGGGGGGCAGGGCAGTCTACTATAGAGAGGATTGAGCGCATATTGTCAGACCTTGCCGAGAATAACAGATATTATGCTTATCAGATAATGTTCCTTCGGGGTGGTGTGATGAGCCTTCCGCCTGTTGGCAGAATGGGGAAGGTGATAGCGTCAAAGAGTGAGGCTGGCGACGCTAAGATTCTTCAGCCTGCTGATGCGAGCAACACATTCACTATTGACCTGACAAAAAATTTAGATTTACTATGGGAGACGCTCGGAATGGTTGTGTTGAAACCGGAAGAGCTTCGTGCTGGTGAGAACTCTGGGGCATTTATTCAGAATCTATATTGGCGTGAGCTGCAATGGTCTATGAATAAAATAGCCGAGCTGCATCCATTCTTTATCGAGCTAATTGATTTATTCAAACTATTCGTTGGAATTATAGAAAAAGACTCAATAGGGTATCAGAATATGGAGATGTCTTGGGTTCT